TGTGTCTTAAGGAAGGACGGCTGACTCCCGTGGAGGAGGTACACCACATCCTCCCCATCTCACAGGGCGGCGATCACAGGGAGAGCAACCTCATGTCGCTCTGCCAGTCGTGCCACACCAAGATTCATCTTGAAATGGGTGACAGACAGATTCGCGGCTGACCGGGAGGGGCGGTCAAAATCTCTGTGACTTAGCTTTGCGGACAGCGGCGTGGGGTCTTACGCACAAAAACGCCGGTTCAAACGGGGGATTAAAGGAAAGGAGGATTGAGACGTGGCAAAAGATGGAACGAATCGTGGCGGCAGACGTGTTCGCGCAGGGGATAAGCCGATGTCGGCGGCAGAGAAGATTCAGCGTGGCAGGGAGGTGCGTGTCATGAATAATGACATCCCGTCCTTTACGCCGACGGAACTCGATGCCGTTGATTTACCGGAAGGAGCCGTGATGAACGGTGCGGATATGCCAAAGCCGAGCGAGTATTTGTCAGCAAAACAAAAGAACGGTATCCCGCTAGGAGCCGATGAAATATACAAGGAAACGTGGCGGTGGCTGAAGGCGCGCAACTGTGAAAAGCTCGTCAACAAACGGCTCATTGAAGCCTATGCGCAGGCGTTTGCTCGCTACATCCAGTGCGAGGAAGCAACGAGCACCTATGGGCTTCTTGGAAAGCATCCGACCACAGGTGGCGTGATGGCATCTCCTTTTGTGCAGATGTCGCAGCAGTATCAGAAAAGCGCAAACCTCATCTGGTATGAGATTTACGATATTGTAAAAGAGAATTGCACCGAGGTCTTTGAGGATAATCCCAATGACACGATGGAGCTTCTGCTCAGAGCGAGGAAAAAGTGATGGAACAACGAGAGTTCTTAACCGTTTTAAAACAGTGCCGTAAGACACTAACGAAACAGGAACGACGAACACTTCAAGGGCAAGCTATGGCAGGAAATGTCGAGGGAGCCGTGAAGGGACTTCGGAAAATACTGAGAAGGAGGGAACGTGAGTGAGCAGAACAACGACCGATATGCAACTTGTAGCAACGGAAAAACTCGTGCCATATGTCAATAATGCCAGAACGCATAGCGCAGAGCAGATAATGAAATTGCGCTCATCGCTTCGAGAGTTCGGATTTATCAACCCCATCATTATCGATAAAGACTACAACATCATCGCTGGCCATGGCAGGTTGATGGCCGCAAAGGACGAGGGCATTCGTGAAGTACCATGTGTGTTTGTAGATTACCTCACGGAGGCGCAAAAGAAAGCGTACATTCTTGCAGATAACCGAATGGCGTTAGATGCAGGATGGGATAAAGAACTGCTGAAGGTGGAGATAGAAGCCTTGCAGGCAGAGGATTTCGATTTAGGGCTGACCGGTTTCGATGAAAAGGAACTGGCCAGCTTTTTTGATGCCGATAATGACGTTCACGAGGATGATTTTGATGTGGATGCGGAACTTGAGAAACCGCCTGTCACAAAAACTGGGGATGTGTGGCTACTTGGTCGCCATCGCCTTGTTTGCGGTGACAGCACAAAGGAAAAAACATACACAACGCTCATGAAGGGTGAGCAAGCAAATCTCGTGGTGACGGATCCTCCGTATAATGTCAACTACCAAGGTACGGCAGGGAAAATCAAAAACGACAATCTGCAGAATGACCAGTTTTACACATTTTTGCTCTCGGCGTTCACTTGTATGGAAAAAGCCATGGCAAAAGATGCGAGCATATATGTATTCCATGCCGATACGGAGGGTCTGAATTTCAGAAAAGCCTTTGACGCAGCAAGGTTCTATTTATCCGGAACGTGTATCTGGAAAAAGCAGAGTTTGGTACTTGGGAGAAGCCCGTATCAATGGCAACATGAACCGTGCCTATACGGGTGGAAGAAAAACGGTAAGCATCAGTGGTATTCAGATCGTAAGCAGACGACCATTTGGGAATTTGATAAACCACAGAAAAATGGCGACCATCCAACGATGAAGCCTGTACCTCTCATTGCCTATCCCATCAAGAACTCGAGCATGACAAATTGCATCGTCCTCGATCCCTTTGGAGGAAGCGGCAGTACCCTCATTGCCTGTGAGCAGACGGGGCGCATCTGTCGAACGATAGAACTTGATGAAAAATACTGCGATGTCATCGTGAAACGGTATATTGAGCAGGTCGGTACGACGGAAAACGTATCCGTGATTCGAGATGGCAAGACGATACCTTTTGATGCGTTAGAGGTGGACAATCATGAATGAAACGTTGACGCTAGGAAGCCTCTTTGATGGCTCTGGGGGATTTCCACTTGGTGGACTCCTGCACGGCATCACGCCGTTATGGGCATCAGAAATTGAGCCGTTTCCGATTCGCGTCACAACCAAAAGACTGCCCAATATGAAACACTACGGCGATGTGTCGAGACTCTGTGGTGCAGAACTTCCACCTGTCGATATCATCACTTTCGGTAGTCCGTGCCAGGATATGTCGATTGCAGGAAAGCGGGCAGGACTTGACGGCGAGCGGTCAGGACTATTTTACGAGGCAGTACGGATTGTGAAAGAAATGAGGTGTAAGACGGATGGCAAGTATCCAAGATTTGTGGTCTGGGAAAACGTCCAAGGCGCGTTCTCGTCCAATAAAGGCGAGGACTTCCGATGCGTCCTTGAAGCACTCTCACAAGTTAAAGATTCCGCAGCTACTATTCCTAAACCTCAAAATGGCAAATGGAATGGCTCGGGAAGCGTCGTGGGAGATGGTTACTCCATCGCTTGGAGAACCTTGGATGCTCAGTATTGGGGAGTTCCCCAAAGAAGAAAACGCATCTACCTTGTCGCAGATTTTAGAGGAGAATGTGCCGGAAAAATTCTATTTGAGTCGGAAGGCCTGTCTGGGCATTCTGCGGAGAGCTTCCGCGCGTGGCAAAGAACTACCAGCGGTACTCCAAAGAGCACTCGAGGAACAGGCGGCCTATGCTTAAACGACCAAGGCGGGGCGCGAATGGATGTGACGAAAGAGAAAACTTCGACCCTTCGAGCCGAATCCCATCATCCGCCTTGCGTCATGGAACGGGTAGCCATAGAAAATCATGGCACAGATAGTCGCGTCAAAATTAGTGAAGATGGTGTCGTACAAACGCTGACTTCCCGTATGGGAACAGGTGGCAATAACGTTCCCTTGGTGGCAGAAGGCAAAGCGTGCTTTGATGTGCGCTTTACATCGGAAGGAACGAAAAATGCACGGCATAATTGCTATAAAACGGATACGGCAAGAACCATCGACACGAGTGGCAACGCACCGGATTCCAATCAAGGCGGTGTGGCGGTTGTAGCCGTGCAAGGTTCGATGATTGGGCGCACCGAAAAGAATGGGCCTCAAGGAAGCGGAACGGGTGAAAATATCAGTTTTACGCTAAATACCACTGATCGCCATGCCGTGGCATTTTCGCAAGATGTCTACGACAAATACACGGAGAATCCGTGTGCAGGCGCTCTTCGTGCCAGTGGTGGTATGTATGGCGGTGGTTCGGAAAGCCTTGTTTATAGTACGAGTAAAAACTCCTACCACACCGAGGTGGAAAAGAACATCGTAAGTACGCTTGTGGCTACGGACTTTAAAGATCCACCTACCGTCACGAAAGCACCTCAGTACATCGTCCGGAGGCTAACGCCTAGGGAATGTGCAAGGCTTCAAGGATTTCCGGATTGGTGGTGCGATGATTTAGGAACAGAGAACCCAACGGAAGAAGAACTCGCCTTTTGGCGTGAGGTCTTTGAAACCCATCGCTTGGTGATGGATGCGTCACGAAAGCCTAAGAGTGATAAACAAATCATCAAGTGGTTAAAGGAGCCTTATTCCGATTCCGCTGCCTACAAGATGTGGGGCAATGGCGTAGCCCTTCCTTGCGTCTCTTTTGTCCTTGCAGGCATCGTATGGATTGTAAAAAATAAATCTACAAATTAGCTTGCTATTTATCGGCTCTAGAGTGATATATGTAGTACCCAAAATAAAGGAGGGAACGACCATGAAGATTCATTACCGAGCCGAAAAGAGAAAGCACCTCGCCCAATGCGTCAGTGAATTTGTTGGCACGCCTGCCGTATACATGCGAATGCCTACATACGCTTATAAGGCAGGCGACTTTACCATCGACTTTGAAGGCAACCTGCTCTTTGAGGATAACGTGGATGGGGAATATGCTCAAAAGCTCATCGCTTTTCTTAAAGAGAAGGGATTTGTACCGCCACAGGAGGGGCAGGAAGAGGGTGAATCCGCCGAAGCCAAAGAACGAGCCGAAGAGAATGAAACAAGCCAACAGGAGGAACCTGTGGGGCTAGACATTTCCGTGCCTATCGAAAAGGTCAATGTAGAAAATCTTAACCATCTGCTACTTGCCAAGGGCGAACTCATCAAAAAAGCACTTGGCATTGCAGATGCTTCAATTAAGGTCAAGGGCAATAAAGTGGCCTTCCCTTGGTTTTCTGTAGCAAGGGAGCCTGAAACGAACAAAGCCTATATGCACTTCATCGAGTGCATCTGCGAGATGAGTTACAAGCAAAAACGCATCACGGCAAAGGCGAAGGAAGTCAGGAATGAAAGATACGCTTTCCGCTGCTTTCTCCTGCGCCTCGGTTTTATAGGAAAGGCATACAAGGCTGAGCGCAAAATCCTCTTGCAGAATCTATCTGGAAGCAGTGCCTTTAAAGACGGTAAAAGGAAGGGGGAGGAAGATGCAGTTTCCGAGCAGAGCGACAGTTGAACACTTGAAAGAAATATATCCCGTTGGAACAAGGGTGGAACTCTTACGCATGGAGGACCCTCAAGCCCCACCGATTGGAACGAGGGGAACAGTAAAGGGCGTTGATGATACGGCATCCATTCTCGTCCGTTGGGACAATGGTTCAGGGCTGAATGTGGTATACGGCGAGGATGAAGTGCGCAAGATATAGAAAAGAAACCTCTTGTATACACAATATATTGCGGCAAATGACTTGCTATTATGAGCCTTTAGAGTGATATATATACACAACAAAAGAAGCAAAGTATCACAGGAGGCACAGCATGAAAGAGCATATCAAAACGCAAATCGAAGAAATGAAGAAACAGACCATCGGCGTTGAGGTTGAGATGAATAGCATAAGGCGCGACCGAGCCGCAAAGATTGCCGCCGAGTTCTTCGGCACGATGCGCTACGAAAACACGGACTACTGCAACGGGTACAAAACATGGAGCGCCTGGGACGGTGAGGGGCGCGAGTGGAAATTCCAAAAGGACGTCAGCATTTTAGGCCCCGATAACGAAAAATGCGAGCTTGTGACGCCGATCCTTACCTATCACGATATGGAAACCTTGCAGGAACTTTTACGAAAACTTCGGAGGGCGGGTGCGAAAAGCGACGCAACGCGCGGATGCGGTGTTCACATCCACATCGGCGCAAAGGGGCACACACCGCAGACGATGCGAAACCTTGCCAACATCATGGCAAGCCACGAAAACCTTCTAGCCGATGCTCTTGACCTCGATCGAGGACGCATGAACCGCTACTGCCGCACAGTCGCACCAAACTTCCTCACGAAGCTGAACAAAGTAAAACCCAAGAGCATGTCTGAGTTTGCCGACATTTGGTACAATGAAAATGGCGCAAGCTACGGACGCAGTCGGCACTACAACAACAGTCGCTACCATATGCTGAATTTCCACGCCACCTTCACAAAGGGGACGATTGAGTTTCGCCTTTTCCAATTTGATGCACCGAAAGATGGCAAGCAAAACGGGCTTCACGCAGGGCAGCTTAAAAGCTACATCCAGCTTTGCCTTGCCCTTAGCCAAATGGCAAAGACGGTAAAGACCGCAAGCCCTAAACCGCAGCAGACGGAAAATCCAAAATACGCCATGCGGACTTGGCTCCTGCGCCTCGGCTTTATCGGAGAAGAATTTAAAACCGCAAGGGAGGTGCTCACGAGGCGTCTTGCAGGAGACACAGCTTTTAGAAACGGAAGATACGCCTAAAGAAGTCAGCCTCCTGCTACCTTACCCGCCACGGGC